CCACGAGGCAAGACAACTTCCATCAGATCTGAGGCAAAACGGCTTCAGGCAGATTAGCTCATCAAAACCGCTAAAGAGGTATGAAATCATGGCTCGACAGCCCCAGCGCGCTGGCAACAACACAGTATCTCACGCCGCTCAGGTGATGGCGGATGCGGAGGAGTTGGCTGTACCCCCGGCCGGGGTCATTCTGAGGTCGGAGGAGGAGCGGACGGTTTGGGACCAGTTCGTTCGTGCCCGGGCCAAGGCGGATTGGAGACCCATGGACTTGATCCTGCTCGGCAAGGTGGTGCGGATCGAGGTAGACTACCGTCGCCACCTCAACCAGCTGGAGCAGGAAGGGGTGGTCATCCAGAACAACCGGGGCACCCCGGTAGAGAACCCGCTCGGCCGAGTGGTGGACACGCTGCTGCGTCAACAACTCGCCATCATTCGCTCGATGTCGCTCACTGCGATGCCTTCGGACAGCCGAACCGTAGCGGCTCAGGCTCGAGAAGAGAACAACGCTCGCGAGGTGCTCCGTCGCGCCGGGGGTGCCGCAGGCCTGCTGGCGGGAGCGACCAACTAGCCATGGCACGGAAGTGGTCCGACGACGTGCGAGCCGCTATACGCTGCGGCCCGGTGCCGGTTCTGCGCAACTGGAGGCTGATGCGGGTAGAGAACCTGACGCTCGGCGAGAAGGTTTGTCGCTTTGCGGAAGAGTTCCTGCACGTGCCGGAAGGTATGCACGTGGGGCAGCCTCTGCGACTGGATGACTGGCAGGTCGCCTTTGTGCTGGCCATCTTCGACAACCCGGCCCGCACCCGGCTCGCTATCTGCTCGCTGGCTCGACGCAATGGCAAGTCCTTCATCGTGGCGGTTATTCTGCTCGCCTACATCCTTGGACCTCTGGCCAAACGGAACATCACTCTCGCTTCGGGTGCTCTCAGCCGGGATCAGGCTTCCTTGATCTATCGCCTATGCGAGAAGATGCTACATCTGTCGCCGAAGCTACAAGGACACTATCGCACCATTCCCTCCTACAAGCGTATCAACGGGTTGCGGCTGGACACGGAGTACCGGGCGCTCAGCGCCGACGGCGCATCCAATCTTGGCAATAGCTTCAACCTTGTCCTGCTGGACGAGGCGGGACAGATCCGTGGCCCGGGTAACGCATTCACGGACATGCTGGAGACCTCGCAGGGCAGCTTCAGCGATGAACAGCAGCCTCTGATGATCATTCTGAGCACGCAGGCTCCCAGCGACGCTGACTATCTGAGCGTGAAGATCGACGACGCTATTCGCTCCAACAACCCCCGGGTAGTGTGCCATCTGTATACCGCCAGCGGTCCGGACGCCATCGAGAACCCGGCTGAATGGCGCAGAGCCAACCCGGGTCTCGGAAAATACCGCTCTCAGAGCGATCTCGCGGCTCAGCTGCAGGAGGCTCAGCGCCTACCCGCTAAGGAAGCTAGTGCTCGTAACCTTCTTCTCAACCAGCGCGTGGCTCTGGAGCAATTGTGGTTGGCCCCGGGTCCGTGGCGAACCTGTGATGGAGAGCCGGATCGCGATGTGTTCCGCACGTTCCCGGTGGCCGTGGGGCTGGATCTGTCAGCTCGCACCGATTTGACAGCTGCTGTCTGCGCTGCCCGGGACGATGACGGAGTGGTGCATCTGTTACCATTCGTGTTCACCCCGGTCGCTGGGTTGGAAGATCGGGCACGACGGGATAGAGCACCCTACGAGCAGTGGGTGCGTGATGGCTTGATGATCGCGGTGCCCGGGACGAGCATCGACTATGAGTATGTGGCCACCTTCCTCCGGGAGACGCTAGGAGACCTCGGTATCTCCCCGGGGCGCATCGAATTCGATCGCTGGCGTATCGACATCTTCAAGAAGGCGGCTGTGGACGCCGGGTTTGCGACTGTAGCGGAATGGAACCCGGTGGGACAAGGCTACAAGGACTTCTCTCCTCGGTGCGAGGCTTTCATCACTCTGATGCTGGAAGGTAAACTCCGCCATGGAGGTCATCCGCTGCTCAACATGGCCGCTGCGAATGCGATTGCCGTCCACGACGCCGCCGGGGCGGTCAAGCTCGACAAGTCTAAGAGCACGCTCCGGATCGATCCCCTTGTGGCGGCGGTTATGGCTGTGTTCGGGGTGACCGACGGCAGCGCGCCCCCGGTGGATATTTCTTCTTGGGTTGCCTGACGGTATTGCCTTTTGTCCGGAATGGGTGTATGAGGCAACAACACGTGTGCCCGTAGAACGCACATTTAGGGGGTCCCCACCCGATGCAAACGCACACAGCCAAGTTTCTCCCACTCAGCATAACCAAGGCGGCAGACCCCAAGTACGACGCCCAGTTCGTACTCAGTGCCTCCAGCGAGGATCGTGTCGGTGACACCATCGCTGTCGAGGCCTACGAGGGGGCGATCGGCAAGCTGAAGAGCTTGATCGCGCTGTGGCAACACGATACCGACCGCCCTATCGGAGCATGGGACAACCTTCGTATCGAAGGCAAGAAGCTGGTAGCCGATCTGCGGCTCGCAGGTACGGCGCTGGCTCGAATGGTCAAGGAGCTGCTCGACAGCGATGTGCCGCTCGGCGCATCCATCGGCTTCCGGGGCAAGGCGGAACCCCGGGCCAACGGTCGCGGCTACCACTTCAAAGAGATCGAGCTGCTCGAGACGAGCATCGTTTCTGTCCCGGCGCACCCTGCGGCCCGGCGCATCGCCAAGAACTTCAACATCGACCTCGACTCGCTGAGTGTCGGTGACCCGGCCAATTCTGGCCCCTCGAAAGCTGTCATCCTCAAGGCGAAGGCAGCTATCCTCACCGCCAATCGAACCATACGGAGCAAGCCGTGAACCTCAGCGAACGCATCAAGGCGGCCGAAGCCGCTCTCATCACCCTCAAGGACAAGCTCGTCGAAGACGTGAAGCTCCTCGAGGCCTCCCCCGACGACGAGACGCTGCTGGCGCAGGTCGAGGCCGGGACCGAGCAGGTCAACAAGTCCGAGACCAGCCTCGCCGCACTCAAGAAGGCCGAGGCCGCTCTCGCGGCTCGCGCCACCCCGGTGGCTCCGGCCATCATCCCGAAGCGTGCCGAGCCGAAGCAGGTCGGCGACGTGATCTTCAAGCACGCGGTCGTGGCCGCGCTGGCCTACATCGAGCGCAAGTCGGTCGATCAGGTCATCGCCGAGCGTTACCCGGACGCCGAGTACGTCAAGGAGACGCTCGACTTCGTGCGCAAGAGCCAGATCGATCCGGCCATGACCAGCGTTGCTGGCTGGGCGCAGGAGCTGGTGCGCAACGACGTGCAGGGCTTCATCGACTCGCTGCAGAACGTGTCGGTCGCCGCTGCGCTGTCGGCGCGTGCGACGTCGCTGTCGTTCGGCGGCTTCCAGTCGATCACCGTGCCGCGCCGCAACCACGCGGCTGGGCCGACGGAGCCGGCATGGGTTGGCGAGGGTGCGCCGATCCCGCTGACCAAGTTCAGCTTCGGGTCGATGACCCTCAACCGCTACAAGCTGGCGGCCATCACCACGTTCACTCGCGAGATCGCCGAGCGGTCGACCCCGGCGATCGAGGGCCTGCTGCGTAGCGCCCTGCGTGACGCCTACGCCGACGTGCTCGACGCGGCTCTGCTGTCCAACGGCGCGGCCGTCACCAACCTCCGTCCGGCGGGCCTGCTGAATGGCGTCACTCCGTCGGCTGGCGTTGCCGGTGGTGGCGAGGACGCGGTGCGCGGCGACATCATGGCCATGGTGAAGGCCATGACCGTGGCTCGCGTGGGTGCCCGCCCGGTCCTGCTGGTCAACAACATCGATCGCCTCGCGGTGTCGATGATGACCACGGCGCTGTCCGAGTACGTCTTCCGCGACGAGCTCGCCAGCGGCAACCTGCTCGGCATCCCGGTGATCGCCAGCGCCAACGTCCCGCAGCACACGGTCGTGCTGGTGGACGCGGCCAACCTCGTGACCGCGTTCGACACGCCGATGTTCGACGTGAGCGAGCAGGCCACGGTGGTCGAGTCCAGCGCCGACACCACGCCGCCGACCATGGCGACGGACGCCGCTGGCGTCGTCGGCGCGGCCGGTCAGGTGCCGCCGCCCGGCGGCACGCCGGTCGTCGGTGGCGCGGCCGGTGCGGGCCGTGCGGGCTACACCGCGCGTTCGCTCTGGCAGACCTGGTCGCTCGGCATCCGCATGGTCGCGCCGACCTCGTGGGGCATCATGCAGCCGGGTTCGGTGCAGGCCGCCAACACGACGACCTGGAGCTCGTAAACTCCTCGCAGCTGGGGGTGGCTTCGGCCACCCCCGGTTCCTTCTCTCTTATGGTGAGGTTGCGCGATGTCTCTTCTCGAAGTCTACAACAAGCCCGGGTTCGGCCATCGCCTGCGTAAGCTCACTCCGCCTGTCGATCCCAGCCTCAAGAAGATCGGCCCGAGGCTGTACACCAGCATCCCGGCCCATGGTGGCCACCTTCCGCCTCCGCCGCTGCCCGCCACGCCGGTTGTGACCGGCCTCCCGGCCGCAGGCGATGCCACCGGCACCAAGTACGCCACCATCACGCTGGCCGCGCCTCCGGGCGGTCTGGCCGCGCCTGTCACGGCGCGCATCACGTACAACATCGGAGCCGGGGCGCAGACGCTCAACGTGCCGCTGGCGCAAGGCGACAGCACGCCGACAATGGCGACCAAGCTGGCGGCGGCTTCGTGGCCGACGGAGCTGACGGCGCTCGCGGCCACCAACACCGTGAAGGTCACGCCTGCGGATGGCACGACGCTGACCGCGCTGAGCGTGGTGTACTCGTGAATCTGCTCGTGCGCAAGACTGCGTCGGGTAAGCGGATATTCCCGCTCAGCGACGACGCCCGGGACCGGATGCTCGAGACCAAGACGGCCGAGCTTCTCAAGGGTCGCATCTACGTCGAGGTTCCCCCGGGGGTCGAGACGGAGGTTCCGCGTAAGGAAGCGGTCTACGCCACCAAGGTGATGAAGCCTGAGGTGTCGGCGAAGATGGAGAAGCCCAAGAGCAATCGCAAGGTGACGTGATGGCTCTGCCGCTTGCCCGCCGCGCCCTCGCTGCCATGAAGTCGCTGGTCGGCTTGCCAGCCGGGCCGGAAGGCTCTTGGCGTGGTCCATTCTTTGGCGCTGGTGAATGGGGTGGGGTGTTCCAGCTCGGCGCTCTCGAAGACGGTTGGCAGCGGAATTTGAGGGTGGACCCGACGACCGCTCGGCTCGTTCCGGCGGTGCATGCCTGCATCATGGTGATCGCGCGTTCCATTTCTCAGTGCTATCCGAAGCACATCCGAGAGCTGGAAGGCGGTAAGACCACCGAGGTGCGCAATAGTGCAGCCTACCGGGTGCTGCGTAACCCCAATAGCTATCAGACCACGCCGGAGTTCCTACTCAATATGATCGCCACGGCGCTGACCGAAGGCGAAGCGTTTGCAGTAGCGACGCGCAACGCGCGGACCGAGGTGGATAGCCTGCATCTGCTACCTCCACGTGCCTGTGCGCCTTATGTCGACAGCGAGACCAAGGAAGTGTTCTATGCTGTGGGAGCCAATCCTCTTGGCCCGGGCGGCACGGAGTACATGGCCCCGGCGCGCGACATCCTGCACCTCCGCTTCTACACTCCTCGGCATCCTCTGATCGGGGAAACCCCCATCAAGGCGGCGGCTCTGGCGATCGGCATCAACGTGGCTCTGGCCCGGGGACAGGCGGCATTCTTTGCTAACATGTCCCGCCCTAGCGGTGTACTGAGCACGGATGTCGCTCTCACCAAGGACCAGATGCTCCAGCTGCGAGCCGCTTTCGATGAGCAGTCGCAGGGTATGGCTGCGGGCAAGATCCCCATCTTGGCCAACGGTCTGAAGTTTCAGCAGCTCTCGATCAGCAGCCAAGACGCTCAGCTGGTGCAAGCCCAGCAGATGAGCCTCGAGGACATCTGTCGCGTGTTCGGTGTGCCGCCACCGCTGGTCGGCGACCTCAACCACGCCACGCTGAACAACAGCGAGACGCTGATCCAGCACTTCATGTCGATGTCTCTGGGTAGCTATCTGGAGCATTTGGACCGGGCGTTCGATCGCCTGTTCCAGCTGCCGGATCGCGAGTATATCGAGCTCGACACCACGGCGCTGCTGCGGACCAACTTCCTCACCCGCATCGACGGTTTGACCAAGGCGGTGCAAGGGGGTGTGTTCACTCCGAATGAGGCTCGCGCCCGGGAAGGGTTCGGCCCTATCGAAGGTGGAGACGCTGCCTATCTGCAGCGCCAGATGGTGCCCATCGATCAGATCAGCGAGATGCTAACGGCAGAGGCTGCCCGGGCGGCGGCTCCTCCGGCTACTCCCCCGGCGCAGGCTCCGGCAAATGAGGGAGCCAAGGAGATCGACCCGACTGTGTTGCGCGGTCTGCTGCTCGACATGGTTCAGAAAAAGAAGGCGGCCCACGCATGAGTATCGAACAGAAGCTCGTCGAGGCGCTGGAGCCGCTCGTCACCGAGGTGGTCGAGCTGCGTTCTGTGGTCTCTTCTGTCCAAAAACAACCCGGCCCGGCCGGCAAGGACGGCAAGGACGTAGACCCTGCTGCGGTGGCGTCCGTGCTCGCCTCGGATGCGGTGTTTCTCTCGGCTGTTAAGGGCGAGCCGGGGGACCCGGGTCTACCCGGGGCACATGGAACACCGGCCGACCCGCACGTGGTGGCGGAGATACTGGTCAAGAACGACACCTTTCGTCAGGCTGTCAAGGGGGACCCCGGGGAACCGGGGACGCCGGGGGAGCCGGGAGTTCCGGGTCGCGATGGCGAAGCCGGAGTTCCCGGTGCGCCCGGGCGAGACGGTGTCGATGCGGATCCGGTGGCGGTCGCGAAGGTGCTTCAGGCGGACGAAGCGTTTCGTCTAGTCATCAAAGGTGACAAGGGCGACCCGGGGATGCCCGGGCGAGACGGCACAGACGGTGCTCCCGGGGACAACGGTCGCGACGGTCTGGGTGTCAACGTCAAGGTTTGGGAACCGGGCGTCTATCGTGAAGGTGTCGCGGTGCAGGCTAACTTTGGCCAGACGTTCGTGGCGCTCAAGGATACGCACAAGGACACCGACGACCGCACCAGCTGGGCGCGTGTGGGCACGGCTGGGTTCCGCTGGCGCGGCGTCAAGAAGGACGGGGAGACGTACGAGGACGGTGATCTGTACCTCGACGGCGGATCTACGTTCCTCGTTGTCAACGGGAAGGGTCGTCTGTTCGGGCCGCGTGGCAAGGATGGCAAGGATGGCATCGATGGTCGCCCGGGTGCGGATGCGCCTCGTGCCGTCGAGATGCGCATGCTGGACGGTGCCGGGTCGCTGGCGCTGGTGTTCGATGATGGCTCGGTAGTCGAGACGGAGCTGCCCGAGCCTATGCAGGCAGCCATCAAGGCGGCAGCCGATCTGGAGCGTGTGAGTGTGGCGCTCGGCGAGCTGACCGATGCGGTCGGCGACGGCCGCAAGATGTTGTCTCTGCTGGACGAGGCTATCACCGAGGGCAAGGGGCCGGACGCGATCCCGATGCGGACCTATCGCGGCGCGTGGCGCTCGGCCGTCGCCTACGAGACAGGCGACTGCGTCACCTTCAACAGCGCTCTCTACATCGCCAACCGCGCGTCCAACACCGAAACGATGCAGCCGCAGGACTGGGCGCGCATCGCAGGCAGCGGCATCCGCGCACGCGGCATCAGCGGCCCTGCCCCGGCGTCGTCGGCGCTCTCGGTTCAGGACGGCGACCACGGCAAGACCGAGGAGTTCGTGGTGACGCTGACTCCCGCTGCCCGGGACATGCTGGACTGGCAGGGCGAGTTCGTGGTGGCGCGCCAAGATCCGGTTGTCGGCTTCGTGGGCAGCACACCGGACGCGCCGATCGACTGGAGCGACACGGCGGGGGCCTACGCGCTGGTGACGCCGCTGGCCGGGCCATGGGAGAAGCAGGATCTCAAGACGCAATGGGACACGGCGCTGTTCAACGGCGGCGCAGCGTGTACCCTTCCGTGGAAGGAAGGCACCACGGTCTACTTCAAGATCAACTTCCGCTTCAACCGCGACAGCGTGCTGATGTGGGAGTTCACCGGCACCACGGTTGACGGTGAGCTGCGACAGGTACGCGGCTTCGCGACGTTCAACCACCTCGTCGTCACCGCAATCAAGACGTTCGGCCTCAAGTGCATGACGGCGGGTCAGATCACGCCGCGCTCCAAGCTGGTGTACCAATGACCTACGATCTCGCCACCGCCCGGGCGCGTATCGGCCTGCCGGACTCCGACACCAGTAAGGACCCGTTGCTCACGGCGGCGATGGAAGCTGCATTGGCGCTGGCTGAAACCTACTGCGATCGTCGCTTTAAGCTCGCGGCGATCGAGGAGCGGGTGATCCACTTTGTCGGCAACGCGGCTCAGCTTATTCGCTATCCACTCAAGAAGATAGTGACCGTGATTGCCGACGGCATGACCCTCGAGAAGTACCACATGGAGACCAACACCGGGCGTGTGGTCGGTGACGGCTTCCTCGCCGCGCACGAGCTGGTCATCGACTACGAGGGTGGCTACGAGACACTGCCTGCGGACCTCGAGCTGGCGCTGTGGCTGGTGTTCGATGCTTTGTGGCCCGGGTTCAGCGGTGCTGGGGCCGCTTCGAGTATCTCTGGTGTGAGCTCCATCAGCGTTCCTGACGTTGGCACACTGCGCTTCAGTGCAGATAGCGCGGCCGGGGCGGGAGGGAGCGGGACGGAGTACGGTCTACTACCGACTTCTTCGGTTGCCATTCTCAACATGTATCGGAGGGTGCTGTGCTGACGGCAGCCGACGCCATCAATGAGCTGAAAGCTCAGTACGACCGCACCATCGATGTGCTTGGCGTGCCGATGATGTGGGCCGAAGCCAAGAGCGCAGCTACGGCATCCCTGGTTGCGGGTCTGCGTATCGCTTCCGATGCTGAGAATGCTGTGGTGCAGGCTTACGGTGTGGGTGCCCGCATCATCACGATCAAGGCTGCGAGCCTGCCGCAAGCCCCGGTCAAGTTCGATCGCTTCATCATGGGCGGAGAGGTGATGGTGGCCGAGCACGTTTCCCCGGTGCACCTGACGGGAAAACTGGTTGGGTATCGTGTCTACGTAAAGGGTCGCTGATGTCCTCCAAGTATGTCCGTGATCTGGTTAGGGGCTGGGCGGCCGGGTCGCCCACTCCCTACTACGACACCATCAACCTCGACAACGACCCAGCGGATGTTCTCTGGTTCACCATCATGTTTGAGGTGGAGGAAAGCTCCAAGACCACTTTCTGCGGGGACACGGAGGAAGCCGGGGTTATAGAGCTTGTGTTCTGCGGCCGTGCTGGGGTGGGCGATGCAAACGCCTTGGCAGCTGCAGAGGCTGAAGGGGTGCGACTGATGGCGCTGGCGGACCCGGGGGCAAGGCTCACACTCAGGAGGGCGATGCCGCCAGAGGAGCACAGCGCCGGGGACGGAGACCCCTTCTACCGGGTGGTTGTGGGGCTGGAATACGATTATCGGGCCTGAGTAAGATTTCCCGTTTACACAAGGCCGAAAACGGTGTAAGAGTGCAATTCTCTAACAGCAAGCCAACACAGCGGCGGCTTGCTTCATATCTGGAAATGCCGCTGCTGAGAAGGAGGGTTAGACATGACCGCTCGTAATACCAAGGGCGTCGACATCTGCATGACGAACGCCAAGGCGACCGCTGCCGAGCTGGTGCCGACCGCCATCGCCAAGTCCAGCGCGCAGGGCGATAACCGTGCCGTCGTCACGCTGGCCGACGTGGCCACCATCAAGGTCCACGACATCATCGTGGTGGACGTTGGCGCGACCGGGTTCCCGGAGATCGACGGCAAGGAATGGACGGTCGGCGCGGTCGACGGCACCACCAAGACTCTGACGCTGAACGGCACCGACCTGTCCGGCACCACGGCCACGCTGGTCGCCTCGCCCAAGATGAAGCACTACGCTTCGGACCAGATGACCTGCCTGTGCCTGTCCACGCTGGAGTTCCAGCAGGAGAAGGGCGCGACCATCAGCGTGGCGACGTTCTGCGACCCGTCGGCCAGCATCCCGTCGGCCAGCACCACGGCCGGGACCATCGACATCGGTGGCTTCGTCGATGTCAAGTCGGCGGACTACAAGGCGCTGCTCGCGGCCGAGGCCGATGGCCTCGAGCGCATCTACCGCATCAAGCTGCCGGACAACGGCGAGATCGTCTTCCCGGGCATCATCTCGACGTTCGGCTGGCAGATCCCCATCGACGGGGCCATCGCGTGGACGGCGAGCCTCGCGCTCGGTAGCCGTCCGCGTCACCTGTTCTAGCCCGGCCGCCTAGGCGGCTAGGCTGGGATGCGCGGCGGCGGGGCGGATTGCCATCCCTGCCTCGCCGCCGTCTGCACTTCATGGATGGCACAGAACGTGAGATGGCAATGCTGAAGCAAGAGACGGTAACGATCGACGGCACCGAGTACACCGTGAGCGAACTCCCCATCCGGGTCATGCTGCCGCTGATCGGCCGCATGGAGACGGACCAGATGGGTGCCCAGCTCGACATGCTGGGCGAGTCGTGCGCGGTCGGCGGGGTCAAGCTGGGCGCACAGGCGCAGGACCTCGGCATGTCGCGCTTCCTGCTGCTGGTGCAGGCGGTGCTTCGCGTGAATGGCGTGTCGCAGGGCGCACCGGGAAAAGCGAACTGACGCCGGAGCGCGTGGCGTTGCACATGCTGGCCCTGCATCTCGGAATGACGCGGGGGGAACTGGAGGATCGGATGAGCTGGGCCGAATTCATGGACTGGATCACCTTCTTCCAGCAGCAGCAGGCGGCAGCGCCGACCGCGCCTGACGGCAACCTTGCAACGGCGGACAGCGCAACCATCCTCAAGGGGTTCGGATTGTGACGGTCAACATCAAGGGCGCGACGGAACTCGCTGCGTGTCTCCGGCAGATGCCGGATACCGCGGCGTTGAAGGCGCAGCGCACCGGCCTGTCGAAAGGGGCGGTGCGCCTTCGCACGTACATCAAGCGCGCCGCGCCGCGTCGCCTTGGCAAACTTCGTGCGGCCATTCGTTCGGCCGTCGCCCGGAAGAAGCCGGAGGCGTTCGTCAAGCTCGGCAAGATCAAGGGCGAGCCGAAGATCCGCTTCTACTACAAGACGCTCGAGTTCGGGCGCAAGGCGTACAAGCGCAAGAAGACGTTTTTCGGAAAGGGCGGCGGTTCCTACGCGGCGTCACCGCAGATGGCGACCAACTTCTTCGAGTGGACGTTCGTGCGCCACAAGACGGAGATCGCGAAGCTGATCGTCTCCGAGACGCGCATTGCGCTGTACAAGAACGCCGGGACCTTGGCGGCCCGGCTTAACGCACCACTCAAGGCGAGGCGCAGCCGATGAGCGACGCCCTTGTTGTCCAGCTTCAGGCGGACATAGCGAACTTCCGGCAGGGAATGGATGCGGCCGTCGCGTCGCTTCAGAAGGTGCAGGACAGCGCCAAGCGCACGTCCAGCTCAACGGCCGGGATGCAGCAGTCGTTCGCCAGTGCCGCGTTCGCGGTCAAGGCGTTCGTCGCGGCCAAGGTGGTCGAGTACGTCAACGAACTTCGCGCGTCGTTCGTGCAGCTCGCGGAAGCCCCGGTGCAGGCGCGTGCGGGCTTCGAGGCGCTGACCGGTTCGTTCTCGCGCACCAACGACATGATGGATCGCCTGTTTGAGATCGCGGCGCGCACCGGCACCGCCTTCGAGGACGTGGCGGGCGTGGCGCGGCGGTTCACCGTGGCGCTGAAGGACATGGGCGCAGGCAACGCCGAGATTGCCCAGCTGACGCAGACGTTGATCCAGATGGGCCGCGTCGGCGGCGC